ATCCAGCATTTGATTTTTGTGGCTATCTTGAGGCATTACCCGACACCAACGGCATGTTTATGGGGAACGCCAATATTGTCCCGCGCCAGCCACGTACATACCTTTACCATGCCTATCTGGTCTACATGGAAGCCAACGGCTATAAAAATACGCTCAGTCTGACCATGTTTGGCAAGGGGCTGCCGTTAATGCTGAAAGAGTATGGGCTGCAGTACGAGAAGCGGCGGACCAATCAGGGAATGCAGACCAATCTGGCACTTAGAGAAGAATGCAATGCTGACTGGCTACCGAAGTGCAGTCTCGAAATCACAAAATAGGTTTTTAAACCGGTGGAAGCCGGTTTTTTCTTGACATATGAATAAGCTAATCTTCAAATATCTTACCGCAGAATATAATTTAAGAGGTTGTGGATGAAAACTGTATTTGTGCTTGGCGCTGGATTTTCAAAAGAAGCTGGCGCGCCTATGCAGGCGGAAATAATGGGTGAGATATTTAAAATACACCAAGAGAATTCAAACTATTTTAATGGTTCAGATTTTCAGCTTTTTGAAAACTTACTTACTGAACAATTATATTATAAACGTGAGCAATTTAAAGATGTTCAGATTGAAGATATGTTCACTCCTTTAGACCGGTGCTTGGCGGATAATATCCAGTTTAGAGGTCTGTCTATTGAGCAAATGACAAAGACAAGGGATGCTGTTTTTAATATCATTGGTTTGGCCATTAGGAGGATCTTGGAAAGAAAAGGGAATAGTAAGGAATATATTGACCACTTTGCTGAGTATTTAGTGAGGAAATGTAGCGAGAGGCTGGGTGGTAATTATAGACAGCATGATTCTGTAAGCGTTATTAGTACCAACTGGGATATTCTACTAGATAATTCATTGTATGATTATATCCAAAGGAACTACCACGGACGTGCAGTTGTTGATTATTGCTGTTATATAAGCTCCTTAGAAGAAAGGGACGAAACGGTAAAGCCGGGTCTAGAAATGTTAGGAGCAGGTGGTTTTAATGTGAAACTGCTGAAGATTCATGGTTCACTTAACTGGCTACAATGTTCGCGATGCATGCGCCTTTATGTCGGGTTTAATAAAAAAATAGGGGTTGCGAGAGGGGCAACATGTAGGCATTGTGATAAAAATCATGACGCAGTAAATAAAGAGAATAGACTGATATCAAATCTTATTATGCCTACCTTTCTAAAGGATCTATCAAATCCTCAATACAAAATAATTTGGCAGAACGCTGGTATTGAATTATCTGAAGCTGACAAAATAATCTTCATAGGTTATTCGTTGCCGAATGCCGATTTTGAAATGAGACAACTTTTATCTCGAATGATTAAACGAAGTGTTAAAATTGAAGTCGTAACATATGAAAGAGATAAAGAAAAAGAAAAGGATATAAAAAAATATTGGCAGGCGTTTTTTGGTGAGCGTGAGGTTAAAGTTCATTTATGTGGTGCCAGTCAGTTCATTGAGCAATCCTTATATCTTGAATAAATTTAATAGGTTAAGGATGGGGCTAACTTCACAGCCCTGTTCTTTTGGAATAGGTTAAAATTTAGGAAAAGATAGTTTTGACCTATCATAAATTTAATGCGAGTGGACCACCAACCCGGCGAATGCTGGGTTTTATTATGGTCTAAGATCAAATGTAGGGTTTGCTGTTCACTCTTCACTTAACGGTTAACTTCTATCATATTGATATTTCATATAAAAATATGATGGTGAATAGTATGTACGCTTTTCTTAAGAAAAAGTATTTTGTTGTGCGATGAGGTGGACGAGTTTTGAACGCTCCCGCCAATGTGTATAGCCATGTGTATAGGATTATTTGCCGATAAGAATAAATTTTTGCAAAACAACGAGTTAAGTTGGTTTATTTGTTCCTATTATCGCACCATTAAAATCAAATTGTTACGTAAGATCTTATCATTCTCCCACCAAAAAATTATCTTAATGTAACAGCTGGTGTAAGTAAATTCTATCAACGAAGATCAATCTTATCTACTGACCAAAAAGGCCTGATAGGGCTTCGCTCACTATACATCCTTGGCTGCAGGTTTAGTTGTACACCACTCCTAAATTTAATGTGTTGGCAATGTGTTCAATAAAGCTCGAACAAATTAGCTCATTATGATCGGTTAATACTTCAACTTCTGGTTGCATGATTGTTTGTCCGTAAAAAGATAACGCGCCTGCCGGGTAGTAGCAGGCGCATTACGCAATAGGTAAACAAGGGAGGAAGTTCAGAAATGTAAATCGGGAAGGTTGTACGCAATGTTCATCGTACTACGTTGTTACGGCTTTGCCGCAACAAGCCAGTTGCCTGCCGCGCTCGCAGAATGTCTGCAGCCCGGAGATAAGGAGATTGTTCCTGCCAGCTAAATCCCTTCCTGTCGATACGAACCTGCTCGTATTTTTCTACCAGAAAATTCACGGCATCGGCTAGGGTGATACCGGCATCGATGTGTTCCTTAATCACAGCCTCATTGCAGAATGGCGTGTCGTTTATTGTCAGACCATAGTGCTGTTCCAGCAGACGTGTCAGTAACATTTGCCAGACAGCCACGGGTGACAGGCAGGGCTTCACCGCCCGCTGAGTTGTTGCAGGTAAAGTTTTCATGTTTGCTCTCGTGTAGGTAATTAACGCTGAGTGGGGTAAATGGCGATGTATACGTAGCCGCAACTGCCAAGGGTGTCGGCTTCGCAGGTTAAATCGTTGTGGTACAGGGTAACGCAGTGGGCATGGTGGGGGCTGAGTTCACCGGTGGTCAGCATCGATTCCATCTGGCGGATAAAGTGCGGGAATGTTTCATCCAGCTTCCGGCATTCGATGTCACTGAACTTGCCGGTGATGCTGGCCCGGTCAGCCAGATAATGCAGTCGGTTGCCTTCCTGCACCAGACGGGCTCCCAGGCGCAGTGTAATCT